TGTCATACCAAGTTGATCCAGTTAAGGTTGTGCCAGATCGGTTTATAAATAATGAAAGATCGTTTACAGGCAAACTGCCAAGAGTCGCTGCCGCTGCCGTTCCGGTATATGCCACAGGCTCAAACACACTCGTCCCCGTCGTCGGAGTCCTCATCGGGCCACGGCGGATGGCGATGTAGATGTAGGTTTGCGAAGAGCTATTCACTTCACCATCAGTTGACTTTATTTGAAAGCCTGTCGAAGTAGCCCACAAATAAGTCCCGCCAGGGTTTGATGTGGATTCTGCCGCAGAAGTATTTGGCCTTAGAAGTGCGCTTCCGTCTGAATTAACGGTAGCCATGCTTCTCATATTGTCAATAATGTACCAATCTGTACCGGCAGCACTTGTTCTTTTTACTAAAACCCATTGAGGCTCATACCCAAGCGTAATAACAGGCCCTGTCGCGCTTCCATTCCCTGTGTAACTCCCACACGAAATCACATTGTCCGTGCCAGACGCGCCGAAGCCGCCTGCATCGTGGGCGAAGAGGTAGGCGACGTAGACGCTGCCAGCATCATTAGTATTGCCCGTATTAACTTCGGCAACACCAAACGTGGTTGATGTCATTCCTGCGGGATACCAATTGTTAAAGTCAGTTTCGGCAGAAGTTGAATTTAATTGAAGATTTCCATTGGCAGAACGATGCCACACATTCCAATTTCCTGTGTTACTGGTGCGTTTTACAATTACGCATCCGGGCGTTGACCCAAGACTGTGGGCAATTGTTCTACTGGTATTCCCATCCCCCGTATACGTCACCACATCAAAGAACTTGGGCGTAGCAACAAACTGCCAATCAACGTAAGTAGCACCGCTGTTGTTGTACGTTGTGTTTGTGCCGATGGTGTAGCCGGTAGAGCTAAACGCAGTCAACCCTTGGCTGTCGGTCGTTTCGGCTGCCGTGCTATTGCTAACCAGCGCCTTGGTTGCGCCGCGAACTGTGTCAGTCAATTTGTGGTCTGTAGCCGCAGAACGAGACTTTGTCCACACCAGCGACTTGTTGATGCTTGCGTTCAGTCCAGTTGTTACCGTTGCAGATGCGCCCGTGCCGGTTCGGAGCCAAGTTTGGAAATAGTCTTCAATGTACTTAGCTGCAACCGCAGGTCCGCCACCAAAAGCATCGTATGTAGCTGCGCCACTTGTTTCTTGTAACGGCATTTTTACTCCTTATACTTGCAGTTGTCTAAATGCCATCTTGCCAAGTTGCCGCCACTCGCCATAATGCCGCAGTGCGGGCACTGTTCTTTTCTCTTTGGTTTGCGCATGTTAATAGTCGTGCTTTTCTTTACGCCGGTCGTACCAGCAATAATGGCTTGTCTGCGCTGCTCAGTACATGGGTTGCTTTTGCCTTTAAGCGAGTCACTAATTTTTTGTTTTTGCTCGTCAGTCCAATCATGCTTAGTTTTAGCAATTGTTTCCGGGCTGGCGACATAACCAGACCGACCATCACCGCCATCAGTAAGATTTGTCAGTTCAATGCCAAAGTCACGCATTTCAGCAATTAAAAAACATTCAAGTTCTTTAGCTTGCTCATGACTTACGTTTTCTTCAACTTTACGCACAATAATATCTAAGCCGAGACTTTGAATCTTACGAATCTTGTTTAGTTTATATGTTGATGCAGTTGAGGTTTTAGCCTCCCAAGCATGAAAATGGCAACGTCTTCCCACGCCTTTACCTACGTAAAAAGGCACCCCATTTCTGGGGTCAGTCAGCATGTAAACGTATGCGGAGTTCATTACGCCTTAAACTGGTTGACAGAGGCCAGCACGGTGAACGTGGCGCTGCCCGTTTTGATGATAACGTAGCGGTAGCTGTCAATGCCTGACGCATTGCCCGCTGTAGGCGCTCCGCCGATCCACCGGGTGGTCACGCCTGAAGTGGTGCCGTCCACCTGCACCACGTTGTTGTAGTACGCCGTAGCACCTTGAGTGACAAGGAACGCCACCGTCACGCTCTGCCCCGTGCTCATCGCCGTGTTCAGGCTGGTGCCGCTGCTGGCGCGGAAGTTCACCGTCCAGTTGGCCGAGGCGTTGGAGGTGTAGTACAGCACCGACTGCGTGGTGATGTCGTAGTTGATCGTGCCTGTGGCCGCTGTGGCGGAGATGGTGGCGACTTCGGCTGCGTCTGTCAGAACCGCCGCTAGGGCGCTGCTGGAGCCGCTGAAGGTCTGTGTGGCGGTGAAGGTGTTGGCGACGTTAGTGACCGGGATATTTGCACCCGCAAGAGTCGTTGCCCCCGTGCCTCCGTTGGCAATTGCCAGCGTCCCCGCAACGCTCACTGCACCGCTTGTGGCTGTGCTAGGCGTCAGTCCGGTTGAGCCAAAACTGATGGTGGTGACGCCGCCTGCGGGAGCCGTTGACTGCCAAGTAGTGCCATTGCTGGTCAACACATTGCCGTTGGACCCAGGAGCCACCTCCTGAAAAGCCGAAGTGCCGTTGCCGAGCAGGACGTTGTTAGCTGTAAAAGTTGCCGCGCCTGTGCCACCATTGGCTACAGGGAGCGTACCCGTGACGCCCGTGGTGAGGGGCAAACCAGTGCCGTTGGTCAGCGTAACCGAGGTGGGTGTTCCAAGGATCGGTGTGACAAACGTCGGACTGGTGGACAACACTACCGAGCCGGTACCCGTACTTGTAGCTACACCTGTACCGCCCGAAGCCACCGGCAACGCCGCGCCCAGCGTCAAAGAACCGAAGTAGTTCAGCGCCTCCAACACATCCGTGCCATCGCAGCGCAGTGCCATCCGAGCACCGTTGGGCACCGAGATTCCCGACCCAGCAGAGGTCTTCACCGTCTGTGCTGCGCCCGTGTTGTTGGTCACGAAGTACAGCTTGCTGACCGCAGGGACGATGACGTTGTACGAACCGCCTGGAGTCCCGCCAAGCACGAGGAACATGGCCCGCGCTTCGTCTGATGCGCCGTTGCTTGAGGTCAGCGTGTAGTTCGCCGCCGTCATCGTGATGCTGGACGTACCAGCAATCGAGGAGTCAATCAGGCTCGTCGCCCCGGCGTTGAACACCGTACCCCAGGTATTGCTCAGTTCCCCCGTGGCCGGAAGAACAAGCCTGAGGCTGCTGGTATAGGTTGATGGCATGTCTTACCTCAAGCGAATCGGATCAGCGCCGTGGTGGCGGAAGCAGCAGGAAGCTGCACCGTGAAATTTGGCCCAGCGGTTTTGTCAGAACCGAAGTCCAGCACCGCAATCGCACGGTCTGCCTTGGTGGAGTTGTAGATCAACGCCCCACGCGCAACAAAACTAGACCCAGGCCAAGCCGGGTTGTCGAACGTCACATACGCCGTGGTGCCAGAAAGGAGCACTTGGACATTGGTCAGGATCTCGCCCCCCGCGCTGTAGCCTGTGCCAGACGTTTCGCCCGTGAGGGTGTAGACAGTGGTGTCTGCACCAAGAGAAGCGGCGCTCGTATAGAGCGCCATCTTCAAAACATCGGTATCCAGGTCATGAATAGCCAGCCATGACTCCTGTTTGAACGAAGAGCATAGCGTTTGTACCAGAGCCATTTAGACCACCTTTGTTCTGACCTGCCCAGTACGGTATGCGTCTTGTCGGTCTTTGCCTTCGCCCAGGTTCTTCAGCAGAGTCAGTGATTGAACGTACTGCTTGTCTGCCTCAGCCACAATGTCCTGCTCCTGCTTCATCCACCGAGCAGCTTCAACCATGACCGCGTTAAACAACACGCTGTCAAAATTGTCACCCAGCCATGTGGTCGATGCAGTGACGATGCTTTCCGGGTAGTAGAAATACGCCAACTCCGCGCTCAAAGCAGCGCTGGGCGTGGGGCCAAGCAAGAACGATTGAACCTTTGGCGTACCCGTCTGCGTGCCGTACAGGGCGTAATACTGCGGCGTCCCAGTGACAGCCACACTCGGGAACGACTCCCGGATGAAATTTACATCCTTGTTCAGCAAGTAACTGAACACACCCGCAACGCTCACACCAAAGGAAAACGAAGACAAGAAGTCTGTCGGTACTACAAGTAGCGGGTT